TATACTTATATAATGGATAAAGCACCACCGAAAGTATTTAAAGTAAAAGACCCTGATCCAGATGATAGATATGCTGACATACATCCACACTTACCACAACCCCCAGCATTATTATTAATTGTAGGTAGTGTTAAACAAGGTAAATCTAATTTATTAGTTAATTTATTATGTAATCCTGAAATGTATAAAGACAAGTTTGATATTGTTAAAATTATTTCAAATACATTAAATGCTGATCCCAAGGGTAAATTATTAAATAAATATTTTGATTGTGAAGATCATTATAATGATGAAATGATTACTCAATTAATTGAAAGTCAAAAAAAATATGAAGATTTTGAAAGACCAACAGTAGCATTAGTTTTAGATGATATCTTAACAAAAGATTTTAAAAAGAGTAATGCTGTTAGTTTTCTTGCTACCAGATTTAGACATTATGGTATTGGATTATTAGCATTCACTACACAATCATTTAGGGCTGTAAGTGGTTTAATTCGTAATAATGCTAATTCAATTATAGTTATGAAACAGCAGAATATGAAAGAGTTAGAGAAATTAAATGAAGAATATGGTGATATGTTTCCTGGAATATTTATGGATTTATATAAAAAAGCGATTGATGACGCTCCATATAGTTTTCTCTACCTCGACCTCCAACAAAATCCAGCCCGTGCTTACATTAGATTTGAAACACCGATTGCTGAAGGAGAAACTAAATTATTCTAGATATTTAAAATTATTTTAATTTATTTTATAAAATAAAAAAATAAACTATATTATAAAATGCAATTATATGGTGGAACAGCATCAATATCACAAGCGAATGCTTTAAGTCAACAAGCACAAGAAATTAATCAAGCAAATGTAAATTTTAATAATACATTAGCAGAACAATTAGATGACGCAAATAGAGAACAAGACCAAGATAGAACTGCTAAATTACAAAAAAATTTATTGAGTGGTGGGACAAGTGGTGGTAAATTAGCAGTCATTGGAAAAAAGGGTGGAATAATTCGACCAACTGGTTTAGGTGGTTTTAAAGATATGCCTTTATCAAGAGAAGAAGTATTAGCAAAAGAAGCGGGGGCTGAAAGAGCACCATTAACTAATCCACCACAAGCTGGTGAAGCAGTAGCACAAAGACCAGTAGGCACAACTGAAACGTATACTGGAGAAGGTAGATTAGCAGAAGAAGAGGCAGCAAGAGCTGGTGATGTAGCGGGTAGTGCTGGAGTAAAAACAACTGCTGAAATAGCGAGTGAAGTAGCTGGTAAAGCAGCAACGGTGGGTAAAATTGGTATTGCTGGTTTAGGTGGTGGTATTGATGCTTTCCAAGATATTGGTAGATTCATGCAAGGTCAAACTGGTTTAGATGCTTTTGGATCAAATAGTTTGTCTCGAACTGGTAATATTGCAAATATTATTGGTAGTAGTTTAGAAGTTGCTGGAGTTGCTACTGGAGGTATTACACCATTCTCATTATTATTAGAAGGAACTGGTGCTTTAATTGGTTTAGGTGGTAGTATTGTTGAAGGTGTTGGTGAAGAAGAATCGGGGGATGTAAGCAAAGAAAAAGAACAACAAGATATATCAAGTCAAGTCAGAGGAGAAGTTACAACCGAGCAATTAACACAAGCAGTTTCAAGAACTCAATAATTTTTTATTTTTTTTTAATTTATTTTTTAAGAATTATTTTATATATTATATTATAAAATGAGTTCATATTGGCGTAATGATGACAAAATCAAAGTTTCGCAAACGCAAGTTTCAGTCCCTTCGACTAACGGGCAGTCCTACACTGGAACTGCAGGACAGAATGGTCGTAGAGTAGATTTTGAAATTCCACCTACTGTTAAATTTCTTGATGGTAAAAATAGTTATTTACAGTTTGATATTAAACTTGCTGTCCCATCGGGTGATACACCAACTCGCCTTCAACTCGACCCTTTTATTGGCGGACAATCAGTAATTAAAAATATTCGTATTTATTCGGGCAATCGTGCTGTATTACTTGAAGAGATTACTGAATATAATTCTAAAGTCCAAATTCAGTATTCTTATGATGCTGATGACAGTTTAAGAAAGATGAGAGCATTAAAAGAAGGTTGTTTAATCAATAATGTTGAAAATCGTGGAACTCTTGGAACTTCTATATCTAACAATATTGATACACACACTAATCCTTATTACAAACCAGTTGGGGTTGTTCCAGCTGCTCGTGATTGGGGAACTGCTGAAGATTTCTTAAATGCTAAACTTTCTCTTCCAATCCATTGTGGATTATTTGCTGATGGCGGTGATAAAATATTCCCTGTCCTTATGACTAATGGTTTATTTATTGAAGTAGATTTAGAAGACCCGGCAAGATTTATTAAACAGTTAGATAGTGTAAATCGTAATCGCAGAGTTAAACAGAACCCAGTATTTCATGGTATTGATGCTGTTGGAAATCCTCTTAATATCAGCAACGCTACAAATAGAACTGAAATCTTTTTAGGTAAACAGAATAATATGATTAGTGTTGAAAATTGTCCTTTTGTTAAAGGTGAGCGTGTTGGTATATGTGAAATTGATAATCCCCATACAGTAGAATGTAATTTATGGACAACTGCTGCTGGTGCGGCAGCATATCCCAAAATTACTGATATATCCCTTGATGGTGGATTTGTAAAACTAACTCTTGAAGAGTTCCAAAATAATAATGCTGGAACTGGAACTGCTGCTACATCTAACAACTATATTGTTTTTTCTGCTGCTTGTGATACTCACAGAGTTCAAGTTGCTGACGGCACTACACAGATTTTAGCAAAGAAAACTTCATACCCAGCTACATGTGAAGTTCAAAATGTTGAGATTGTTTGTCAGCAAGTAGGTGTTGATCCTCGTTATGAAGCGGGTATGATGCAGAAAATGCGTGAAGGTGGTTCAATAGAAATTGATATTCCTAGTGTTACTAATTACAAACATTCACTAGTATCAAGCAATCGTAATGCAACAGTAAATCTTGCTGTATCTAATACAAGGGTTAAATCGTGTATTATTATGCCCAGTGATGCTAAAGTATTAGACAGTGCTGATTTAATTGGTGGTCTAAACACTACTTACAGTGAAGAAGAAACAACTGATATGGATATAGCACTTCATTCAATTCGCTCAGGTCAAGTAGGTATTATAGATCACCTTACATCGTATCAGTTTCAGATAGATGATAAACTTGTTCCAAGTCGCCCAATAGTAGTTTCTAAAATTAATAAAGGTGTATCTATAGCCGCACAGCCTCTTATTGAACTTGAAAAAGCACTTAATCAAGCGGGTATTGTTCCAAGGTCTTTTGTAGATTACAATAGAAATTTCTTAATTGGTCGTGCCTATGCTCTTAATGATGGTGTAGCAAATCTTAACAATAAGACCAATCAGTTACAACTCTTATATAATGAAAGAACTGTTGGAGGTGTAGATCTTCCACCTGCACACAATAAACTCCTCTATTCATTCATGTTTCACTTAAGACGTATATCTATTAAAGGTGATAGTGTTGTTGTTACGCTTTAAGTAATCTAAATATTTTCTATGTATTTTTTTTAATTTTTTATTTTAAATTTATTTTATATTATATTATATAAAATGAGTGTTGCTAAAAAGTATCTTTCCATTCAACCGAATAATGTCCCTGCCTCTGGTAAAGTTTCTCATGCTCGTGGTAATCCAGTATTAACTGTTACTCTTGGTCGTCAAGATGCTATGTTAGATTTATCTACTATTCGTCTGGCTGGTAAATTAAACATTTGGCGTGATGCTGCTGGAACTTTACCACCTACTGCTGCTGCTGCTGTTGAACTTATGGCTTCTCATAAACTTGGTGTTTATGGATGTATAGACCAGTTAGTATTTCGTCATGCAGAGACAAAACAAGTAATAGAACACATAAGGCACTATGGACGTTTCATGTCCTCATATCTTCCAGTAATGGCTGGAATGCAAGATGTAGCGGGGCATTTAAGTGAAACTGCTTTAATCTATCCTAACTATAATGCTTTTAGAGATAGTGTTGTTCGTGGTTCGGGTGATGGTGATGTTGCTGGAAAAGATTTTTGTATTCCTCTTCCAAGTGGTTTAACTCTTGGTGCTTCTATGCTTCCATTATCAAAAGTCCCTATTGAAGTTGAAATTCACCTTGCACCCGATAGTCAGTTTTTTTATTCAAGTGATGGTAGCACTACTAATATTGCTAATTGCTTCTATGAATTAAGTGGTCTTGAAGTTGCTTGTGAAGTCAGTTATGGTGAATCTGCACCAGATAGTGGTATATTATCATTTAATAGTATTACTTCTTACTTTTCCACCCTTGAATCTACTAATAGTATTATAAACTTTAATCTTGGATTATCAAAAGTATTGGGATGTTTTGTAAATTTTGTTCCATCTAATTTTGTGAATAATTTAGGACAAGATGGATTTTTGACGTATATGCCCTCTAAATCTGCTACTAGTGGTGGTGGAGCATTAGCAAATGTTGAAACTATATCATTCCTTCGCAATGGTGAACGCTTTCCAAGTGCTTTTGAAGTTGATAGTGTTAGAAGCTCGACAAATTTAACACCTGTTGTAGATTCACAGATAATTAAAGGTTTCTTATCCTCTATTATTCCAGAAAAACATCATACAAGAACAACAGCCTCACCTCTTACTGCTAATCGCAATTTTACTGTTAGAGAGAACGGCACTAATGGTTATAGATATATGCCTGATACAGGAGCGGTATATGGTATTGGAGTTTTATATGATATGTTAGACTCGGAAGGCGTGGATTTCAGTAATTCACAGTTTTCTATTCAAATGACTACCCAGTTAGATGACGGGAATCCAGTATCTGCTTATTTATTTATTAAATCTAAGGTCATGGTTGCTTGGTCAGGCACCCAAGGAGTTCAGGTAATCAGTTAGTGGTGTAAATAAATTTGAAAAAATTATAACATAAATATTAATGTTAAAATATGCCATATAAAGATCAAATTAAACTTAAAGAATATAAAAGAGAATGGTATGAAAAAAACAAAGAAAATATTAAAGATAAACGTAAAGAATATATGAGAGAATATCGCAAAACACCACAAGGTAAAAAATATAATACTATTTATAATTGGAAAAGTCGTGGTTTAATTGGTGATTATGAAGCAATATATGATAGATATATAAATACAAATAATTGTGATTTATGTAATGTAGAATTATCTAACAAAAAATATATGGATCACGACCATATTACTGGCGAATTTAGAAATATAGTTTGTAATAGTTGTAATACTAATAAAAGTGATAATAAAAAACCAAGTAGTAATACTACTGGTTATAAAAATATACATTATTGTACTACTAATAAAGTATGGGTTTATCAAAAAACTTTTAAAGGTAAATATATTCATATAAGAAGAAAAAACAAAATAGATATATTGTGTATTAAGTTTGCTGCAATTATTTTATATAGATTATAATATAATAAACTATTGGATGTGACTTCCAATCATATACTAATATAAAATTAAATTATTTTCTATATATTTTATTTTTTTAAATTTTATTTTTTAATATTTTATATATTTATAATATAAAATGAGTGATAATCAAATGGATGATAGCGTTTCTTCTGATCGTATCCCATCTTTAATAAAAATTGGTGCGATACCTTCTTCTTATGGACAGACTCTTCACACGGATGTCATCGATCCTATAACTTTCTCACAAAATCGTGTTAGATTTACTTTACAAAGGGTTGCTGGATTTTTACATTCCAACTCAAAAATAACCCTTGCCGTAACACCTCTTACATCTTCAACTGCTTTCTACCCTCTAAATATTGGCATAGCTAATTTAGTTCAATCTGCACAGCTCTTAATTGGTAATAAAATGGTTTGTGCTGTTGATGACTATTGGGCGTTTAGCCAGTATAATTCTCTTTTTTCTTCGAATGAAGACAACAAAGAAAGAGAACAGTATTTATCGCAGAGATGTATAGCTCATCAACCAGTTTATGATGATAGAACTGCTAATACAACTGATAAACCACCTAATTCTGCTAAAAAAGTTGGCTTAGATGTAGGTCGTAATCCTGTAGTTGGTGCTGGCGGTGGTGCTGGTGCTTTTGAACTATTACCATGGATGCATAATGATGGCTCTTCTGCACAAACTATTGCTGATGCCCCAGTATATTCGGTATATTTAAGCGACCTTTTCCCCTTCCTTAAAACCAATCAACTCCCTATGTTTATGTTAAATGAAGAAGTTCATATAGATATTACATTTACTCCGACAACTGATAGCGCTACTGGTGCTGCTTTATCTCGACGTTTATGTGTTGCTAATAGCGATGCTGCTAATAATGCTGTTGAGTATTTAGTAAATAAAGATGAAGTAAAACTTATTTATGATAGTATAAGTTATGATGGTGAAATTATGCAAAAATATGCTGAACAGAATCCAAAATTAACATTCCAGTATTTTGATTATCGTCTTGCTAAAAGAACTGGAAATCAAGCAGCATTTACAAATCTTACATTCCCTCTTGGTGGTAATGGTCGCCTTGTATCTAAAGTATTCTTTGGATTACAGAAAAATGAAAATTTCACACCAGTATCTTTATTAAATGGCGTTGTTGCTAAAGATGTTCCAGCAGGACAATCTTTATCTGTCAATCTATTATATAATGATTTATATGAGTTTAATGTTGATAGGTCTAATACGTCTTTATTATTCCATACAACGCAACACGCAGAGAGCAAAGTTCCTATGGTTGTTAGGGATGAATACCAATCTTCATCAGTATCTGTAATAACTAGTGAAACCTTTGAAGGACACGCACAGAATAGTGGAACTGCTGGAATTGGTGGTGTTATGAGATGGACAGCAATTAAACCGAATAAGGGACAGCGTGTAAATAATAAGGGAATGGATCTTGTATATAAAGCATCTGGTCTACCTGCAGAAACTTATACTCTTCGTGTATATTTAGAACTTGTCAAGGTTGCTACAATTGAAGGGGGTGTCTTTAATTGTTATTTCGCGTAATACTATTTAAAAACACGCCGTCTAATAATATTTTTTAAATATATATATAATAATTTTCTAAGTAAATAATATAAATATGTTATATTATATCGCTATTATAAAAGATTATTTTGAATGTAGTAAATATAAAAAATTATATGAAAAAGAGAAAGATAAGTATGAAGATTTAAAAAATTTTACAGAACAATTAGTTATTAGTAATATACAATTAATGGCTAAACTCAATATAAGTAAATAAATAATAAATAAAATATTATATATTATAAATGATGGTAGATAAATCACATTCAAAAAAAGATATCGTTAATTTATTTAAAAAACATTCAGTTATTATAGATATTAATTTAACAAAAAGTAATATATTAAATAATATAGATTTTTATATTAAAGATTTTAAATATGATGAAATAATAAAAAATCCAACAGAATTAAAAGAATACTTAAAGAATGTATCACCCAAACAGCGACCTACAACAGTTTTTAAAAATGATATAATGTTTAAGAGCAAGAAACTGATTAAATGGGCTAAAAATGATTATATATTAGATGGAGCAACATATATGGATTATGATGAACCATATAATGACGTAATATTTATATGTAATTGGGGTGATATATCCAGTGTGCGACGGGCATGCAGATTTTATAATATGAGTCCAAGTCGAAGAAATCACGTGAATCCAATTATAACAAAAGACGTCGAACTTGAAATGAATAATAATAAGATACTGAAGCATCAGTATATTTACTCATTAAAAATAAAAAAAGCAGAAGAAGGGAAGCCATTTAAAATAT